ATTTTCTATCTCTCTTACTGCTTTCTTTAATCTCTTGGCGTATACTAACCTATAGTTATATTTATCTTTTTTAAAGAATGTATGAAAATATACGCGTTTGAAATCCGCTTTCAAATTACGTATATCTATAACGTAAAACACTCCTGATAAATCAGTATATGGTGATACGTCTTTATTATACATCTTTATGATATTCTTCACCTCTTGTAATAGACTTTTATTATTATTTATAAGTCTTTTTTCACAATCAGTAAAGTTTAGACAACACATTATAGAATAGTTTTCATCATATGGATTAATCTTACTGATTTTTATATCTCCAATTTCCATATCATATAAACATTTCGTATTGAACCCCTCGATTTTCACTTAAGAACTTTATATTTTCTTCTGTTTTAGGCAGAATATCACAAAACCTCTTAAGTTTATCAAAAAGCAAAGTAACTCCATCTTTATCTATATAAAGATTAGACTTCTTATTAGGACCAAAACTATGACCAAAGAACTTTCGTTCTTCTTCTTTTGTCATATGATTAGCTTTAACTTTTCTCTTCTTGAAAGATTTATAAGACTTTCCATCATCTAACTTTACAGTTCTTCTTAGATATGGTAGGTCTTTTTCCGTTAGAACTTTATCTTTTTCCATATAAATATACTCGATTAAATGGCTAATATTTTTCTAACTTCTTCAAAAGAGTTCATAACTGAATAGTCTTCATATTCTGTTATTATTTCAGCTCCATAGTCCGCCTCTTCTATTGCTACAACAATAGAGATATCTAACATTAATTCTTTTCCACTTGTTTCTGTAAACTTTGCAAATCTTCTATCCATGTTTTTCTACATGCCCTTGTAGTCTTTTAAATAATGGCAAAATTACCACTTTCGTGGTCACTCCAGACAGTTCCTATAAGTGCTACTGTTATTCACACAGGGGCTGACAACTTAAATGTACACAATAGAACCTAATCTAGGAAAGACTTGTGTACTAATCTTTTTCGCTATTAGTATTGTGAGTAATTAAATTGTCATTAATTACTCACACACCATAACTTCTTTAGTTTCGGTGTTTATATTTACCGCTCCAAACTTCAAAATAATATTACATATTGGGTTTTCTTTAGCGTATACAACAGAACCTTTTTCAGCTATCAAAGAACCAACTCTATCATCTGTAAAAGTTCTATCAGCAACGATAGCTCTGGTTCCAAATTTAAGGATAGTTTCACTGGTGCCTTTAATTTCTATAGAAGATGAATCACTGCATTTAGCCTTTACGTCATCAAAAACGAACGCAGTTGACCTATCGTGTAGTTTTAGTTCACTATCCGCATAAGCATTTGCTATAGATTCATTATAACAATGTCCTTTTGAAAACTGATAGAAGTATCCTTTTACTGTACCATATAAAACACATTCCGAAGTATTGTAGCAGGTTACACTACAATTATCATAGGCTACTCCTTTAGAGTTTCCCATAAACTTCCCGAACGCATTATTTTGTAACGTAATATTTCTTACATCACAGGCTACAATTCTGCTATTATTATATGCTATAAGTTTATCACATGCTATAGCACTTATAAAAGAATCATTGTAGGTTAATATTGACAAACAACCTTTTGCAACAATATTAGATGATTTGTAACAGCATACCATCTTAGTATCATTAATTTGGATTTTACTATCTATTACAATAACCATCTTGGCATTAGAAATTCTTTTTATATCTTTTGTAATGATATAGAAATCATATCCCATGCATTTGTTTACACCTATCTTTTCTTCTTCAAGTTCTTTTTTTCTTCCTTTTATAAACTCAATTGCAGAATCAAATTCTTCCATTTCTAGATACTCGTTAATAGCGTTTAACAAGTATTCCTGTTTGGAACTATTATATTTAAATAACTCATTCATAGTTTTACATTATTTATTTATTCTGGACAATCCTCTAAACTCTCTATACTATCAACTCTCTGCTCAGCTTTTACAGCTGAAGGGTCGTTAAGTATCAGCTGCTTTGTTGCAGTATGATACTCCTGGTACGCCTTAATTAACTCTATTTTATAGTCTAGAGTTTTAAAGTTAGCGTACTCCAGAGGGCCTAAGATTCGCCCTCCAAATAAACTAATGATAAAATATGTTGTGAATAACCCTAATCCAAAGCATAATAAATTCATTATTATGTTGTCTTCTTTTTTATCGTATTTCATACATTATTTGTAATTTGTCGTTGTTTGAAATGTTTTTATAAAAATAGTCCAGGCGGTAGTCCGAACCCGCTGTTTATATATAATATAAACCCGTAAACATGCAAATGCATCACTGGACGTTTTGTTCTCTCTCACAGGATAACCTTTTACAAGAGCTACTTTGGTTTTTTTATTTCGTTACTAAGCTTAAGAAAACCATCAAACTATAAACTACATACTTTCACGTCAACGCTCGAAGGTTGTTAGGGTACGACCACCTTAGCTCTGTATCCTCTGTAGTTTATACTTGTAACGTATTTAGTTCATACTTGAACTATTCCCTTTTAGGTAATAATCCAAGTATGTCGCCTATCTTTGACTTATAAAAGTCATTAGCAGATGACTTTGCAGCAGACATGTTTATTCTTGAATCTATGAACTCTCCCTCGTAGAAGACTTCAAATCTATTACCCTCGTAAGAATAATAGATTACGAAACTTCCTATAAAAGGAGCTTCGCAGACCAGTTTATTATTTTCAACTCTCCATTCTAATAAATTTATTAGGCGATGAATATGGTTGAATATGTATTTGCATGCCATTTCAACTACACATACTTGTTCAATATTAAAGCTTTTTGGAACAAATTGTTCCTTTACACACTCTAACATTTTTTCATATTTTTCTTCCATCTTTTTATTATTTTGATAACATTAATACTTGTAGTAAACACAACGCTATTACTACTTAGCTAAAAGTGTGTGGTTTTGTGCAGAAATCACACTAACTCTGTATTTTTAACTCTGCTACCTACTTATTCTGTGAGGCAGCATCACATAGCTAATTTTGTTTATGTATTGAGTTTAGCAACTCAACTTGAACTCTATAGCGAAGTTTTTAAGCACCAACTTACCATCTTCGTAAGTTGCGAGTATAATCTCATCACCTTCATTAGGAGAGTGGAGAGGAGCTTTGCTCCAGCGCTTATATTCTTCTCCAGTAAGTCCTCTTAATATGTAAACGACATTGTCTACATATACCTGCGAAGTGTAACAGGATTATACCTCAAGGGTATTAATGTGCAACGAGTTAAACTAAATTTAAGAAAGTTAATTACTCTTTCAAAAAGATAGTTTTCCTCGTTACACATCACCAGCCACAAAACTACATTTTATAGTATTTGAAACTGGTGGTTCTTTAGACACGTTCCAATCAAGCGAGACTTGTTGTAAATAGGTGTACATACTCAATAATGTACAGCTATTCCGTGTACCATAATGGAGGACTCTCGTCTATATCTCCTCATAAAGCTATTATGGTATAGCTTAGTATTTTGTTTGTTTCTATTTCTTTGTATTGATGTAATGGGCTATATATTAAGAATGCTATGTAAGTTCGGTGGTTTAAACGATAAAAAAAAAGGTTGGTGTACTACTCTCATAGTACACCAACATTTATTCTTCTTCGTCGTCTTCTGTTTCGTCGTCCTTCTTTTGCGAATTAGATAACTTTTCTAAATCTTCACCACTTAACGGCTTGTACCTTTTTTTAGCAATAGCCGAAAGTACAGCTTGTTTTGTAACGTCAAATGCGCTTTTCTCGTCCACCAAAGACAATACGCGGCGCATTGACATTGTTTGCTTAGTAGACACAATGAGAACTGAAGAACAAACATTGTTTGTTAGGTCCGAAATGGGAAAATCGTAACATTTGAAATTTTCTATATTTTCATTGACAAGTTTTTTAAACGATTTAAAACAATCGTCTAAATCAAAGTCTTCACTTTCAATATCTTTTTGATTTGCTGTTAATAAGATGTTGAAAGTTGCTATGTAGGTATTGTTATACCCGAACATAGCCGATAATAATTTGTTGTCTGACTTTGTAGCCCTAACAACTGCGTAGGGCTTTTTCATTGAAAATCCTTTTACTTTTTCGATACTTACGTTTACATTCATTTTAATATAATGCCCATTTACATTCATACGCAACGTGCATACAAACGGGCGGGGGGCTTTCCTACCAATAGATGATATAGGGGTCTGATTTATTGCTGTTTCGAGTTTCTGTATACACAAAATAAAAAATTTGTTTCGCGTTTTTAAACATTCATATAAATTTCAAATATAAAAAATAAAATTTTATCCCAACCCATATACATAACATTCGATTTAAGCCCATTTCCTTGCGTTTTAAGAGGACTTCTCTATCTTTGTGGGTATTTATATACCTAGGGTGATTATAAGGGCTTAGAAGGGCTTAAATCAAGTATTACGTATATCTAGTCATAAATACAGCTTATCTTACCATCTATCCTGTAAAACCCTATTTAATTGCGTTCTAACGGCCTATAATTAATCCAGTGTGTAAGCTATCCATAAGATGGATTATAACGCGTTAGAAGGGCTTAAAATGCGTTATACGGTATATTGTGGATATTTGTATACTATTAGGCCAATATACGGTATGTATGTATTATAGTTTATTCTACAACTAAACACGTTCTCCAATAGAGGGTCTCAATTATCACGAATTAATAGATTCGTTCTAATAGAGAAAGAAGAAGTAGCAAGAAGAAAGAGATTAAAACCGAGTAATATAGATATATAGACTATATAACTTAGTATATCTATATAAACCCTCTACATCCCCCTCCTAAAAGAAAGAAATATATAAAGAAAGAAAAGGGTTCCCCCTTATAGACATAAAAATACCCGAAATGAACTTAATCACCTCGGGTTTTTAATAACTTGTATATATCGGTTATTATGCCTGTTTTATCATCTAATTCTTCTATTAGAGCTTTATCACTTATTCCTATAGCTGTCTGTATTGGACATAACGCGACTTTGTAAAACTATCCTCTACAGCTACACTGTATATACAACCAATCTTCATCTACACATAGCTCTGTATATAGTCCATTTTCCTTGTGGTATTTGTTTAAGTACTCATGTATAACCTAAAGTTACTTTTTTAATTTAGATATATAGTAATTTTTATCACTCATTTAGTCTTTTAACTGTAATTTTTGTATTATGAATCTCATCGTATTATTCCTCTCTTCTGAGTATAGAGTTACAGTGTAGTTATCCCTACTTGTAATGTCGTAACCTCTTATGTCTTCAAGGTCATAAAATGTACCATGCTTTACATCGTTAGCATACTCATTCATACATTTAAATGCGCTATCATATGTTTTGTAAGCTGCAATTGGGATTAAATCAGTGTAGTAGTCATTACCTAGGAACTCATACGATACTAAAAATATATCCATACAAATTACTTCTTCAATGTATCTTTTATCTCATTAATTTCTTTAGTGCACTGCTTTATATTTTTCCTATTACTAATACAGAAACTTGTAGCTGTTAGTAATGCTATTATATAATTCTTAAATGCTAAGTGTGTACCTAAAATAGCGTATGCTATAGAGTTTAATGTATCTGTATTATATGACTCTATTGAACACTTATACAATGCTCCTGCTGCTACAAGTGTTATGAATCTACCTAATAGTTTATATGTGCTATATTTACCTTTTACAAAGATTTCTTTCAATAGCTCTATCTGCTTGTCATTTAGCTTGTTAGCTGCCCCTATTATGTTAATTACGTTCATATCTTTAAATCGTTTTATATATTCCAAAAATTAATAATGCCTGTATAATTTGTCCAAGTATACCTCCTATTACAGTGGCTGTTACATCTAACCAGTCAAATATATTACTGTATTGTTTATCTTTATACTCAGCTGCTAAACCAGCTCCTATTGCAGCAAATACTGTTCCACACAATCCAGCATAGAAGCCATATTTTATATGCTTTAGCCTATCACTCTCTACAATCCAATGAAACGGACGCGTTATAGATTTAATTATTCTTTTCATGTTTATCTGCTTTATAGCAATTAAGACTACTATTTGTTTCGTTGATTAAAACTTTTAATATCTTGTCAATGTAATCAATTAACTCTTCCTTTGAAAATATCATACAATGTACTGGATTTATCACCGTACTACTGTAAATATCATGGTATGTTTGACACTTTATTGTGATGAAGCGACTTGTTGGAATTATAGAGAACATATAGTCTTTATAACGGCTGTTGGTAAGTCTAACTTGATTAATTATTATATTGTCTACCATATACTCTTTGTTAACACGGTATACGTAACAAGAAAACTTATCTTTAACAAAGAAAGACTTTATTGTTTTAAATAATTTCTTCATAGTTGTTCTTTTATCTGTTCTGCTATGTATTTTGCATCTGGGTGAGCGTGTTCTGATATTCTTAGTTTAAAGAAGTTATTCCACTGACTTGTTGTTCCTGTCATGATTAACTCCGTTTTAAGCTGTAATGGTAGAACGTCTCTAGCATCTTCTGGTTTTATACCGTCTTTAATAAGCTCCATATAGTCCTTTTCGGCATTGCTCCAAGCTCTTACAAATACATAATTATTAGCATCAAAATTACCCCAATTTATAGGCTCTACGACTGTTATTTCATTACCAAATTTACCATCATTATAGTTACAATATCTTGTAGATTCCATAAGAAATGAGAATACTCTATGTCTTACAAAAGAATCAGCTTGAACCCTAGCACATGTAAGTCTAAATGTAGTTCTAAGTTCGTGATACTCAGTGGGTTGGCAGATATATTTCAAGTCATTAAGTAGGTTATTTTCAACTAAAACTCTATAGTTTGTAGTTACTGCCCACCAGTTGTTACTCTTATCAGATTCTATAACTAATTTACATCTCGTATATTGGTTATCTATATAATTACCAGCTACATCTATATTGATAGGAACATTAAGATATACTGTACCGTGTTCTAGTGGGGAGCCATGACCTAGTTTAATCATCTTATCTACAAATTCTTTAGCTGTTTTAGACCTACCATTTTCATCATACTCTATTTTATCCAATGACTTATATGCTGTACGTCCAGCTATCTCTATTTGCTCGTAAACACCTAACAAATCATGCTTTTGCTCTAGTTTTTCTACTTTGTTTTTTATTAATTTCATAACGCTCTTTTGCTTGTTTATATATCATGTATTGCTCGCCTCTTAGCTTAATTATTTCTTGAGCTTCTTCTGTTGTACAAGGAACCCAATCCTTTTCAGGCTCCTTATATGCAGCATATATCACTTCTACTACATCCGTGAACTTTAGATAATAGCTCTATACTTCTTTCTTTGGCATAGTTAATTCTCCTTGTATTCTACGTACTCTTCGTTGTTGTCGTTCACATCATACGACTTTAAGAACGCTCCTTTATGCATCTCCTTGTCTTTTTCAATGTCGGTCTTAGACATAGTAACTTCTTGTCCGTCGATGTTGAACTTGATGGCACCATCACCAGTTTCCCGTCCTTTATTACCCCAATCTTCTCCAGATACTTGTACTGCTTCGCGCTCACTGTTAGTATCGGAGGATTCGTTATCTTCACTTTGTTGAAGTCCCCTATCAAACTCATAAAGAGACTTTCCAACTTCTTCTTTGTTAACTCGCAATCTGTCATTTAAATCCTTTATAAAGTTTTCTTTTTCTTTATTGTACTTAGGGTCATTATACATTTGCATTAGTATGTATGACGCATTGTTAAATCCAACTGGGTCTTTTATATTACCGTTTTCATCTTTCTCTGTACCAAGTTTATCAACTAAATCTTGAACTTCTTTTAGTGTATATTTTTCTAAAACACCTTTACTGTTACATCTTTTCAACAGCACTCCATTTCTATCATAAAGATTACCGTACTTACCTACTTTCCCCATTTTTATTAATATAAATTAAAGTCATTATTGCATAATTAGCTAGGTCTTTTAATGAGTCTTCTATAGATTCATTAACCTTGTTTTCTTTCTTTGTTATCAAACTGTTTATACGTTCAACTTTATTGTTGAGTGGTATAGCAGCTGCTAATAAACCAAACTTGTCACATAGAGTTTCAAAACTACTGCCATAGTCGTGATTCTTCTTTTTGTAAGTCTCAAGCATTTCTTCAACAATACTCTTAAATAATTCTACGTTATCAGTCATTTGAGTAGTATTTATTTCTTAGTCTATTTAATTGTTCTTTACGAATTAGCTTCAGGGCTTTTATAAATGATTCGTTTACCGCGGCTTCTTTCAAAGTGAGCAACGTACCTTGAGCATTCTTGTTCTTTTTCTATTCCGTCTTCGTCTAAGACAAACTGGATGTATTTTTGTTTGTCATGCCATTTATAATATCTTGAAAACGCGTTCTTTCTATCTATACTTGTACTGTATCTATGTATACACTTTAGCATTTGTTTAGCATTAACAGTTCCGCAAAACTTTAACTCTGCTATATTTTCAATAAATGACATAACTCCAGATTCTCCAAACTTATTCTTTAGCTAATTATATTCTTCTACAGATTGTTTATAGAATACATTATCAGTAGAATAGAACGGACTTAGGTCTACTATAAATGATGCATTTAATGGAGTATCATGTATAAAGTAATATTTACAATTATCAGTAACAGGTTTACTTGTAGCCTTAAGTGATAGATAATCTGCGTAGTATAATATTGCACTTATCTCTGCGTTATTCATTATTATTTGTTTTTAAAGTATGTTTTATAGATATTACCTACAATCCAACCCATATAGTAAGCTGCTGGTTCTTGATAATCTAAAGATATATTTTCATTCATCTTACTGTATGTATCTAGTAATACATGTGTAGCTTCATGGGTTATAGTATTAAGTAAATCTATATCTCTTTCTTTCTTAGTCTTACCTTCAGTATTTAATATTCTAACAAGAGCTGTAGGTGTATAATCTTTACGAGATAGTAGATTAATAGTACATCCTCTACAATCACCATTTAAATCATTATCAGTTAACTCTTCTTTAGATAGCTTTACAAATAATTTCTTTATATCATTATTACTACACTTACTATTACATACAGCTAAATCTAAACCATACATAGTTGGATATATGTCTATATTATTCATAGT